CTGACAGCAGATGAAAAAAGCGTGCTGGCGCATAAGGATGAACTGATTCAGGCGCTGACGCTGCTGGATGCAAAACAGCAGGAGCTGCAGAAGCAGACGGCGCTGAATGACCTTAAGAAAAAATCTATTCAGCTTGCCAGCCAGCTGGCGGAAGAGGAACGGACTCTGCGTCAGCAACATGACCTGGATATCGCCACGACAGGGATGGGGGATAAACAGCGTCAGCGATACCAGGCGCAGTTCAGTCTGCAACAAAAATACCAGCAGCAACTGGAACAGCTGGAGCGTGACAGTAAGCAGAAAGGAACATACGGCACAGATGAATACCGGAATGCTGAGCAGATGCTGACAGACAGTCTTAACCGGCAACTGAATGAAAACAGACGCTACTGGCAGGAACAGGAACTGATGCAGGCAGACTGGAAAAACGGTGCCATGCGGGCGTTTCAGAATTTTACAGAGAGTGCGGATAACGCGGCAGGTACCGCTGAGCAGATGTTTACAGCGGCATTTAACAGTGCAGGTAATGCACTGGCGACGTTCTGTACCACCGGAAAACTGAACTTCAAATCTTTTACCGCCTCGCTCCTTTCTGATCTGGCAAAAATCATGTCGCAGATGGCCATGATGCAGGCAGTTAAGGGGATTGGTTCGGCGTTTGGCTGGGGGAGTGCAGCAACTGCCAGTGTGACGCCCAATGCTGATGGTGGTGTTTATCAGTCTGCTGATTTGAGTCGCTACAGTGGCACGGTGGTTAACCGTCCTACGTTTTTTGCTTTTGCAAAAGGCGCGGGGGTGATGGGAGAAGCAGGCCCTGAAGCCATTCTGCCATTGCGTCGTGGTGCTGATGGCAAGCTGGGTGTTGTGGCGGATATTGGTGGTGAAGGTATGGTGATGTTTGCCCCGCAGTACAACATCGAGATCAATAACGATGGTACGAACGGGCAGATAGGTCCGGCTGCCCTGAAGGTGGTTTATGACCTCGGGAAAAAAGCAGCAGCGGACTTTATGCAACAGCAGTCCCGTGATGGTGGTCAGTTAAGCGGAGCATATCGGTAATGGAAACTTTTCACTGGAAAATTCGCCCTGATATGGCTGTGGCATCGGAACCGAAGGTGTTGACGGTAAAGCTGGGGGATGGCTATGAGCAGCGGCGACCGGCAGGGCTGAATAATGTATTGCCCGTTTACAGTGTGACTATCCGGATACGTAAAGGAGAACATCAGTCGCTGGAGGATTTTCTGGTGCGACATGGCGGTGTCAGAGCGTTTCAGTGGACACCACCTTATGGCTGGAAACCTGTCAGGGTGGTTTGTCGTAAATGGTCGGCAAGCGTTGGTGCGTTATGGGTAACTGTAACGGCAGATTTTGAGCAGGTGGTAAACTGATGCAGGATATACAGCAGGAAACACAGAATGAGTGTACAAAATCGGAGCAATCCGCGCAGGTCGAGCTCTGGGAAATCGATCTGACAGAGGTCGGTGGAGAACGTTATTTTTTCTGTAATGAGCAGAACGAAAAAGGTGAGCCGGTCACCTGGCAGGGGCGACAGTATCAGGCGTATCCCATTCAGGGGAGCGGTTTTGAACTGAACGGCAAGGGCAGTGCTGCCCGTCCGACACTGACGGTCTCTAACCTGTACGGTACGGTCACCGGAATGGCGGAAGACCTGCAGAGTCTGGTTGGCGGAACGGTGGTCCGGCGTAAGGTTTACGCCCGTTTTCTGGATGCGGTGAACTTCGCAAACGGAAACAGCGAAGCCGATCCGGAGCAGGAGATTATCAGCCGCTGGCGCATCGAGCAGTGTAGCAATTTAACAGCGGTAAGTGCCTCCTTTGTACTGTCCACGCCGACGGAAACGGATGGCGCTGTTTTTCCGGGACGTATCATGCTGGCCAACACCTGCACCTGGACCTATCGCGGTGATGAGTGCGGTTATCACGGTCCGGCGGTCGCGGATGAATATGACCAGCCGACGTCCGATATCACGAAGGATAAATGCAGCAAATGCCTGAGCGGTTGTAAGTTCCGCAATAACGTCGGCAACTTTGGCGGCTTCCTTTCCATTAACAAACTTTCGCAGTAAATCCCATGACACAGACAGAATCAGCGATTCTGGCGCACGCCCGGCGATGTGCGCCAGCGGAGTCGTGCGGCTTCGTGGTAAGCACGCCGGAGGGGGAAAGATATTTCCCCTGCGTGAATATCTCCGGTGAGCCGGAGGCGTATTTCCGTATGTCGCCGGAAGACTGGCTGCAGGCAGAAATGCAGGGTGAGATTGTGGCGCTGGTCCACAGCCACCCCGGTGGTCTGCCCTGGCTGAGTGAGGCTGACAGGCGGCTGCAGGTGCAGAGCGATTTGCCTTGGTGGCTGGTCTGCCGGGGTGAGATTTATAAATTCCGCTGTGTGCCGCATCTCACCGGGCGGCGCTTTGAGCACGGGGTGACGGACTGTTACACGCTGTTCCGGGATGCTTATCATCTGGCGGGGATTGAGATGCCGGATTTTCATCGCGAGGATGACTGGTGGCGTAACGGTCAGAATCTCTATCTGGATAATCTGGAGGCCACGGGGCTGTATCAGGTGCCGTTGTCATCAGCACAACCGGGCGATGTGCTGTTGTGCTGTTTTGGTTCATCGGTGCCGAATCATGCCGCCATTTACTGTGGTGACGGCGAGCTGCTGCACCATATTCCTGAACAACTGAGCAAACGAGAGAGGTATACCGACAAATGGCAGCGACGCACACACTCCCTCTGGCGTCACCGGGCATGGCACGCATCTGCCTTTACGGGGATTTACAACGATTTGGTCGCCGCATCGATCTGCGTGTGAAAACGGGAGCCGAAGCCATCCGGGCGCTGGCTATGCAGTTTCCGGCGTTTCGTCAGAAACTGAGCGACGGCTGGTATCAGGTGCGCATTGCCGGGCGTGATGCAGGCGAAAACGAATTATCAGCTCGTCTTAATGAGCCGCTGGCAAATGGTGCCGTGATCCACATCGTGCCGCGTCTGGCGGGAGCTAAAAGTGGCGGTGTGTTTCAGGTGGTGCTGGGGGCGGCGCTGATTGCTGTGGCATGGTGGAACCCTGTGGGCTGGCTGGGTGCCGCGGCTGTATCGGGCATGTATGCGGCAGGGGCCAGTATGATCCTGGGTGGTGTGGCCCAGATGCTGGCACCGAAAGCCCGGACGCCCACAGCGACCAGCACGGATAACGGTAAGCAGAACACCTTTTTTTCCTCGCTGGATAATATGATCGCCCAGGGGAATCCGTTACCGGTACTGTATGGTGAGATGCGTGTGGGGTCTCGTGTGGTTTCTCAGGAGATCAGCACGGCAGATGAAGGGGACGGTGGTCAGGTTGTGGTGATTGGCCGCTGATGCAAAATGTTTTATGTGAAACCGCCTCCGGGCGGTTTTGTCGTTTATGGAGCATGACGAATGGGCAAAGGCAGCAGTAAGGGGCATACCCCGCGCGAAGCGAAGGACAACCTGAAGTCCACGCAGTTGCTGAGTGTGATCGATGCCATCAGCGAAGGGCCGGTTGAAGGTCCGGTGGATGGATTAAAAAGCGTGCTGCTGAACAGTACGCCAGTGCTGGACAGTGAGGGGAATACCAATATCTCCGGCGTCACGGTGGTGTTCCGGGCCGGTGAGCAGGAGCAGACACCGCCGGAGGGATTTGAATCCTCCGGCTCCGAGACGGTGCTGGGTACGGAAGTGAAATACGACACGCCGATCACCCGCGCCATCACGTCGGCAAACATCGACCGACTGCGCTTTACCTTCGGTGTGCAGGCACTGGTGGAAACCACCTCAAAGGGTGACAGGAATCCGTCGGAAGTCCGCCTGCTGGTTCAGATACAACGTAACGGTGGCTGGGTGACGGAAAAAGACATCACCATTAAGGGCAAAACCACCTCGCAGTATCTGGCCTCGGTGGTGGTGGATAACCTGCCGCCGCGCCCGTTCAGTATCCGGATGCGCAGGATGACGCCGGACAGCACCACAGACCAGCTGCAGAACAAAACGCTCTGGTCGTCATACACCGAAATCATCGATGTGAAACAGTGCTACCCGAACACGGCACTGGTCGGCGTGCAGGTGGATTCGGAGCAGTTCGGCAGCCAGCAGGTGAGCCGTAATTATCATCTTCGCGGGCGTATTCTGCAGGTGCCGTCGAATTATAACCCGCAGACGCGGCAATACAGCGGTATCTGGGACGGAACGTTTAAACCGGCATACAGCAACAACATGGCCTGGTGTCTGTGGGATATGCTGACCCATCCGCGCTACGGCATGGGGAAACGTCTTGGTGCGGCGGATGTGGATAAATGGGCGCTGTATGTCATCGGCCAGTACTGCGACCAGTCAGTGCCGGACGGCTTTGGCGGCACGGAGCCGCGCATCACCTGTAATGCGTACCTGACCACACAGCGCAAGGCGTGGGATGTGCTCAGTGATTTCTGCTCGGCGATGCGCTGTATGCCGGTATGGAACGGGCAGACGCTGACGTTCGTGCAGGACCGACCATCAGATAAGGTGTGGACCTATAACCGCAGTAATGTGGTGATGCCGGATGATGGCGCGCCGTTCCGCTACAGCTTCAGCGCCCTGAAGGACCGCCATAATGCCGTTGAGGTGAACTGGATTGACCCGAATAACGGCTGGGAGACGGCGACAGAGCTTGTGGAGGACACGCAGGCCATTGCCCGTTACGGTCGTAACGTCACGAAGATGGATGCCTTTGGCTGTACCAGCCGGGGGCAGGCACATCGCGCCGGGCTGTGGCTGATTAAAACAGAACTGCTGGAAACGCAGACCGTAGACTTCAGCGTGGGCGCAGAAGGGCTTCGCCATGTGCCGGGCGATGTCATTGAAATCTGTGATGATGACTATGCCGGTATCAGCACCGGCGGGCGCGTGCTGGCGGTGAACAGCCAGACCCGGACGCTGACGCTCGACCGTGAAATCACGCTGCCATCCTCCGGTACCACGCTGATAAGCCTGGTTGACGGAAGTGGCAATCCGGTCAGCGTGGAGGTTCAGTCCGTCACCGACGGCGTGAAGGTGAAAGTGAGCCGTGTTCCTGACGGCGTTGCTGAATACAGCGTGTGGGGGCTGAAGCTGCCGACGCTGCGCCAGCGCCTGTTCCGCTGCGTGAGTATCCGTGAGAACGACGACGGCACGTATGCCATCACCGCCGTGCAGCATGTACCGGAAAAAGAAGCCATCGTGGATAACGGGGCGCACTTTGACGGCGACCAGAGCGGCACGGTGAATGGTGTCACGCCGCCAGCGGTGCAGCACCTGACTGCCGAAGTCACCGCAGACAGCGGGGAATATCAGGTGCTGGCGCGCTGGGACACGCCGAAGGTGGTGAAGGGCGTGAGCTTCCTGCTCCGTCTGACCGTAACAGCGGATGACGGCAGTGAGCGGCTGGTCAGCACGGCCCGGACGACGGAAACCACTTACCGCTTCACACAACTGGCGCTGGGGAACTACAGGCTGACAGTCCGGGCAGTAAATGCGTGGGGGCAGCAGGGCGATCCGGCGTCGGTATCGTTCCGGATTGCCGCACCGGCAGCGCCGTCGCGGATTGAGCTGACGCCGGGCTATTTTCAGATAACCGCCACGCCGCATCTTGCGGTTTATGATCCGACGGTACAGTTTGAGTTCTGGTTCTCGGAAAAGCGGATTGCGGATATCAGGCAGGTTGAAACCACAGCCCGCTATCTTGGCACGGCGCTGTACTGGATAGCCGCCAGTATCAATATCAAACCGGGCCATGATTATTACTTTTATATCCGCAGTGTGAACACCGTTGGCAAATCGGCATTCGTGGAGGCTGTCGGTCAGGCGAGCGATGATGCGGAAGGTTACCTGGATTTTTTCAAAGGCCAGATAACCGAATCCCATCTCGGCAAGGAGCTGCTGGAAAAAGTCGAGCTGACGGAGGATAACGCCAGCAAACTGGAGGAGTTTTCGAAAGAGTGGCAGGACTCTAACGATAAGTGGAATGCCATGTGGGGCGTCAAAATTGAGCAGACCAAAGACGGCAAACATTATGTCGCGGGTATTGGCCTCAGCATGGAGGACACGGAGGAAGGCAAACTGAGCCAGTTTCTGGTTGCCGCCAATCGTATCGCATTTATTGACCCGGCAAACGGGAATGAAACGCCGATGTTTGTGGCGCAGGGCAACCAGATATTCATGAACGACGTGTTCCTGAAGCGCCTGACGGCCCCCACCATTACCAGCGGCGGCAATCCTCCGGCCTTTTCCCTGACACCGGACGGAAAGCTGACAGCTAAAAATGCGGATATCAG